ATCGGGAATAGCAAAGCGATGAAAGGCGAACAAATGATTAAAAATAAATAAATAGCAATTCTACAAACTTTTGAGTCTGCAATATATTCATAAAAATCTACTAAATTTTTTATTCTTTTAAAATGCCTGATAAAAATAATATAGTTTTTTCTTTTCATCATTCACAACTCCCTAAAACGGCAATCCATCATCTGGAATATCCATCGGATCACTAACTCCGAAACTTGGTGGCATCTGATTTTCCATACTCGAATGGTCCGCAGTCTTATCTCGCTTTTCCAAAAGCTGAAAGCTCTCAGCTACAACTTCCGTAACATAGACACGTTGTCCTTGCTGATTATCATAGCTACGAGTCTGGATGCGGCCTGTGATTCCTACAAGAGCACCTTTTTTAAGCCAATTTGCAAAGTTTTCAGCTTGTTGGCGCCACATGATGCAACTGATAAAATCAGCTTCACGATCACCTGCCTGATTCTTAAAATTGCGATTCACTGCCAAACTGAATGTCGCAACTGCAATATTTGATGGTGTGTATCGCAACTCAGGGTCACGAGTCAAGCGACCTACCAAAACAACATTATTGATCATTCTCTATATCCTTCTTCATTTTCTAAAACGGCATCTTTTATAAAAGTATTGCCAATTTCATAGTATTTGTATTCCTCAGCTGTCACTTCAAATGTTTCTTCGACTTGCTTATTGTCTGCATATCCTGAAACAACCAGAATATATCTTCTTTTGGTTCGGGTTGGTACCAGTACCGTGCTTTTCCCTGTCGTAACATGTATGAATGTTGTGTGAGGTTCATCAATGTACTTGTCTACAACCGTACCACTCGAAATCTGGTGACATGCTACGAGAAAGACTGTGAGTAAAACAACACATAGGATTTTTAAATATCTCATTCTAAATCCTCACATTTTACAAACACCCCGTCAATCATCTTACCTTTGCGGTCTTTGATGACCTCATAAGCTTCTTCTAAGCAATTTTCAGCTGTAGTGCCATTACAAAATGAAACCGTACTAACCACACTGTCAAGAAACATCAAGTCTGATTTGATTAAAGGAATCTGTGTCTCATTGTGACAGATATGAGCGTATAGCTTCTGAGCGATATTACCCAGACTAGAAACCATCAGCAGCAATTCGAGTTCCTGTTGATTCGCTGAAATCTGAGCACCGTTCTTGATCTGTTGCTCAAGTCCAATCATTACTACCTGGATATCACCAAGCGCATCGTAAATCAGTTCAGATTTATCCTTTGCGATACCCTCAAATAATTCTCCTGACTCTTCCATGAGCTTCAAGAACTGCTTGACTGGATTTGCTTCATGTAGATTTCTGTCAACAAACCATTGTTGTACTTTTTCTTCCAAATTCATTTTTGTATTCATCTTATTTTTCCTCCGTTTTCTTCGTAATCAAGTAGTAGCAGTCAACTGCTCCGTAGTTAATCCTGATGTTCTCACCACTCATGCTTTTCCGAAATCGTGGATGACTGATTGCTGAGTAACTAGCTTGATGTTGCTTTAATTCATTGATTGCGCTATGTATGTGCCCAAAACTCCCAATGAGTATCTTGCGGTGACCGTTATAAATGAAATAGAGTTCAATCATCTTTACTAAACTCCTTGTAAATTTTTTTGAATATTTCTGACACCAATTTTTCAGGTATATTAGATCTCTCGTTGTATGATTTTGAGAAATTCTTCCACTCTATGTCTTGCTTGATAATTTTATTTTTTAGATTAAGTTCAATATTGCTTCCAAAAATCGTCCGTTTTTGTAAAGGATAATCATAATTATTGTATCTAGCTAGATTTTTGTATGGAATTCTGAATCCAATAATATCCTCAATGTAGGGCCACAGTCTGTCAGCTGCTGGATTCTCAATAACCCAAAATTGTGGTCCATATCTTTTTATGATTTCTATTGTGTTGAAAGCTGTTAGCTCGCCATTGACCCTTTTTAAAAACTGCCTGTCATACTGATAATTTATATAGGCTGACTCATAATCCTGATTTGCCCTGATCGTGAACGGTGAAGGTCTTACTTGTGGAGCGAACAAGCTATCAGAAACATCATTGCGTTTCCAACACGCATTTCCATTTTCCATTGCAGAAGCATTTGACCATGATTCACATGGTGGACTAGCTATTACAAGGTCAGGTTTTGGTAATTTGTCTAACACGTCAAAGAGCGTGTTATCTCCAAATAAACGTTTGTAATCAGCAAGGTCCAGATTTATAAAATGATTGTTCTTGTTTTCTATATCTATTCCGATTGAATAGATTTCAATATTCGCCCCCCCCCCGAACTATTCAGAGAGTTAGCACTCTTGAAGTAAGAACCATTCCCCCTAACAAAAAAAGCCCACACTGGCATTTTTTT